CAAGATGTATCTGTCTGGTACTCCTCTCAATGAAGCGCTGTTAGTTCAGCACCAGTTGATCAAGCAGTTCCAAGCACAGAGCAAGGCAGAGAAAGTCCACGTCATTGTTCTTACCGACGGTGAGGGTTGTCCTCTCCTTCGCTGGCAAGAGTGGCAGCACCCCAATGGTGACAAGCGTATTGTTCGCAAGCCATGTGGCAATTCTAGTCTCCGTGATCGTAAGACTGGTCGGGTGTACTCTGTCTTCAGGGGTGGTTACTATGGTGCTGAGAATCAGACTGATGTTCTGGTTCAAAACCTGCGGGATAATTTCCCTCAGTGTAACTTCATCAGCATCCGTCTCTGCTCTACCTCTGACTTCACTAGCGTCAAGCGTTACTCGATTACCTTTGAGGATCGCATGAAAGCGGAGACCCAGTGGAAGAAAGAGAAGTGCTACGTTGGAAACATTTCTAACTACAGTCGTTCTCTCTTCATTCACAGTAAGTCTCTTAGTGATAGTGGCAACTCCTTTGAAGTTGCTGACGACGCAAGCAAGGCTCAGATCCGTAGTGCTTTTAAGAAGGCACTCGGCAATCGGAAGACCAGCAAGCGTATCCTTTCTGAATTCATTAGTATGATCGCATGACACCACGTCCACAGATTCATTCTTTGTTTCCCACTCCAGTATTTGAGAGTGTGATTCCTGTACAGAAGAAATGGATAGAAGCGGTGGAGAAACTCAACTACCACCGCACAGCCACTGATAACGGATGGATCTCTTACGATAGAAATATCTGGGAGATTCCTGAGTTGAAGGATCTCAAACTAGAGATCAAAGACGCAATCAAATACTTCGCTCACGAATACCTCAACGTCTCACACAATGTCTATATGGACGTGGTGAGGGGTTGGGGTGTTAAGCATGGTGCTAATGACTGGGCACAGAACCATTGTCATATGAATGCTGTATTCAGTGGTGTGTACTATCTTGATGTAACTTCCGAGAGTGGAGATCTTATCTTCGAGAAAGGTCAGCATGGAACTAATTGTTTTATGCCAACCCTTGAGCCAGATGTAGATGGATTTAATATGTTCACTGCTAAGTCCTGGCGGTGGAGACCAGAGACAGGAAAGATCATTGCCTTCCCTAGTCAGTTGATCCACAACGTAGAGAAGAACCTCTCAGGGAGAACTAGATACTGTATTGGATTTGATGTCTTCCCTAGGGGCACCTTTGGCTACGGGGCAGGCAGTGGTCTAACTGTCCACTAGGGGTCGATGGGGGTCGGTATGCCCCCTATACTTAGTACATACCAAACGAGGTCACAATGTCCCACAACTTTGCTGCTGAACTCTCCGCACAATTCGGCACCACGATCGATGCTGCTCAGGTCAAAGCATATGCCAAGGTGACTGGCGTGTCTTACAACACGATCACCCGCCACCTTGAGCAGTACAAAGTCAAGCGTGGTACCTGGGACTTGACTGTCAAGGAGCGTCTTGAGCAGACCTTCAACGCTTCTGCTCCCTCTGTTGCTGTTACCGCTCGGGAAGATCAGAACCTTGTTCCTGAGAAAGATACTTCCTTTGTCCCGTACGGGAACTTCACTGACCTGAAGAAGATCATCAAGTCTAACTTCTTCTACCCTGTGTTCATCACTGGTCTGTCTGGCAACGGTAAGTCCTTCGGTGTTGAGCAAGCATGTGCCGCTCTAAATAAAGAGTTGATTCGGGTGAACATTACCATTGAGACTGACGAGGATGATCTTATTGGTGGTTTCCGTCTCGTTGATGGCAGCACCGTTTGGCATAACGGTCCAGTTATCGAAGCTCTGGAGAGGGGAGCTGTGCTGCTTCTAGACGAAGTTGACCTGGCATCTAACAAGATCTTGTGTCTCCAGTCCATCCTTGAAGGCAAGGGTGTCTTCCTGAAGAAGATCGGTAAGTGGGTCAAGCCTGCTGCTGGATTCACTGTGATCGCCACCGCTAACACCAAGGGTAAGGGCTCTGACGACGGTCGCTTTGTTGGCACCAACGTGCTCAATGAAGCATTCCTTGAGCGCTTCCCTGTGACCTTCGAGCAGGAGTATCCCACCCCTAGTGTTGAGCAGAGGATCTTGTCCCACCACTGTGAGGATGAGATGTTCAACCGCAACCTCTGCGATTGGGCAGACATCATCCGCAAGACCTTTGCTGATGGTGGCATTGATGAGATCATCTCCACTCGTCGCCTTGTCCACATCGCTCGTGCCTATGCTATCTTTGGTGATAAAGCAAAGGCAATCAAGGCATGTATCTCTCGCTTCGATGATGAGACCAAGCAAGCCTTTCTGGAGTTGTATGACAAAGTTGACGCTGAGGTGAGCATCGATGGCAACGAAGAGTCTATGGAGTGAGTACTGCCTATTTACAAGCGTACAAAGAAATGCTAGAATTAAAGAAACCTAGTGGGTTTGCTGTTTCTTCTACTTCTGCTATGGTTAACGCTTGGTCTCTGCTCTATGACGAGATTACCTCTAATGATGAATTTACTGTGACCCTATCTTCTAAGCCAAACTATCGGTACAATGAGGATGCTGTTCTTCAAACAGCACAAGAATATATTTCCTCTACATATCGTCAGCACTATACGTCTGACAAATCTCCCACTCAGACTCTGGATCTGATTGAATCTATTGGTGATGCTGAGCCATTCTGTCGCAGCAATGCCATTAAGTATTTAAGTCGCTATGATAAGAAGGGTAGCGCCAAGCGTGATATCCTGAAAGCGATTCACTACTGCGTTCTGTTGTATAATTTTGTTGACCAATCCACTGAGACTGAAACCTATGAGACTTTCTAATCGAACTGTACAGATCCTGAAGACGTTCGTTAATATCAACAAGTCTATTCAGTTCAGGAAAGGTAGTGAGATCTCTACTCTGGCAATCCAGAAGAACGTTCTTGCTCGTGCTCCTGTGGAAGAACAATTCCCTCAGGACTTTGCTATCTATGATCTGGGTGAGTTTGTACAGGTTCTAAACCTGTTCCAAGATGGTGAACTGTCCTTTGATAGTCCTTCTTATGTAACTATCTCTTCGGGACGTAACAAGGCTCGGTACTTCTTTGCCGACCCTACTATCATTACCTCTCCTCCTACTAAGGCACCTTCTCTTCCCAGCACTGAGGTTGAGTTTGACCTGAGTCGTGAGGACTTCCAGCGTGTGATTCAGTCTATCAACATCTACAAGGTTGAGGATCTCTCCATTGTGGGTGAGCCTGGTGGTCACGTTTCTATCGTTGTTCGAGATCGTAAGAACGATTCTTCCAACACCTACTCTGTGGATGTTGGTGAAGCAGACGCAAACTTCTGTTTCAATCTCAAGGCAGAGAACCTTGTCGGTAAGTTGATCCCTGGTGATTACTCTGTTAAGATCAGTGCCAAGGGTGCTAGCACCTGGCGTTGTACTTCTGACAACCTTGAGTACATGATTGCTCTAGAGCCAGATTCTAAGTATGAGGCAGGTTGATATTGAGGTTATAGATGACTTTGTTTCTCCTTCTTATCTGAAGGAGTTACAGACTCTTCTGACTAGCACTGACTTCCATTGGCATTTCCAGAGTTCTCAATCTCTGAATTATAGTTCTGAGAAGTTAGAAGACTTTGGGTTCTCACAGGGCATTGTCCCTCCCTGGGAACCCAATCGGTTTTTGGATACTGGTTGTGCTTTCTTTATTGCTCCGTTGATCTATCAGATCAAAGACAATCTACAAGCAGATAACATCATGCGCTGTAGACTGGACATGACTGTCCTCCACAAGCCACCATATCTCCATCCACCACACATTGACATTGGTGAGGACCACGTTGCCTGTATTGTGTACATCAATGAGACTGATGGTGACACTGTGATCTATGATAAGAAATTATCTAACATGGAACTGGAACAGTGGAAGCTTGATATGACTCTGGACCTTCCTCCAGATGTTAAAGTTAAGCAACGTATTTTACCTAAGCCTGGACGTGTGGTATTATTTAATGGAAGGTACGCCCACACTGGGCACTCTCCTAGCGAGCATCAGTCTCGCATTTTGATTAACTCTGTCTTTACTTGATTATGAGTGACTTTCTTTGGGTTGAGAAGTATCGACCTAAGACCATTGATGAGTGTATTCTTCCTCAAGAACTCAAGGATACATTCAACTCCTTTGTCGCCAAAGGAGAACTGCCCAACCTTCTGATGTCTGGCTCTGCTGGTATTGGTAAGACCACGATTGCTAAAGCATTGTGCGAAGAGTTGGGTCTAGATTATATTGTTATTAACGGATCCGATGAAGGAAGATTTCTTGACACGGTACGGAACACAGCGAAGTCCTTCGCTTCGACCGTCTCACTACTTGGAGCTGACAACAAGCACAAGGTCATCATTGTTGACGAAGCTGACAACACGACCCACGATGTACAACTCTGCCTACGGGCGTTTATTGAGGAGTTTCATCGCAACTGCCGATTCATCTTCACTTGTAACTACAAAAACAACATCATTCCAGCGCTCCATTCTCGCTGTACAGTATTCGATTTCGCAATCAAAGGCAAAGCAAAAGCCAGTCTCGCAGCACAGTTCTTCAAGCGTGTCGGGACTATACTTGAGGGAGAAGGCATCCCGTATGATCCAAAGGTTGTCGCAGAAGTTATCCAGAAGCACTTCCCTGACTTCAGGAGAGTCCTTAACGAACTCCAGCGATACTCTGCCTCGGGATCCATCGATTCTGGCATTCTGGCGTCGCTGAGCGAGGTACACATTGGTAACCTTGCTTCCTACCTGAAGGGCAAACAGTTCAGTAAAGTCCGACAGTGGGTAGTTGACAACCTTGACAATGACACTAACACTATTCTGAGATCGCTTTATGACAACCTTTATCAAACGCTTGAGCCCGCTTCCATTCCTCAAGCAGTGCTCATCATCGGCAAGTATCAGTATCAGTCTGCTTTCGTTGCCGATCAAGAGATCAACCTTCTGGCAGCTTTGACGGAGATGATGTGTGAGTGTGATTTCAAAGCTTGATAATCCTCTCACGGATGCTTACTACACACTGAGGGATCTTGTCAACGGACAAGATTTCCCTTGGTATTACTTTGATCATAGTGTAGAAGGTGTTAACGATGAGTTTGAGAACTGTCCTTTTTATGGACATACTATCTTGGCTCGTCCTGGGTATGGAGGATTTCTCCATTCAACGCAACAATCTCCACACTTAGACTTAGCCAACCTTGTGCTTTCGGAGATCTTCGACTATAATAAAATCGATGTGAACGTAGTGTATCGCATCAATGTCAACTGTACTCACTGGTCTAGTCCTCTACCATCAGTGCCACATGTTGACCATGATTTCCCTCATAAAAATCTGATTATGTACCTTAGTCAGTTCGATTATGGAGATACATGTTTGTGGGATGAAGAGACAATGGAATGTATTGATAGGTATATACCCAATCGAGATGATATTGTCACCTTTGAAGGACTACATAACATAGAACAACCTCGTCTTGGTTGTAGAAGAATCGTTCTAGTTGCTACTTATTCATGAAATCTTTGAAGACGCCATTGCGATATCCTGGTGGTAAGTCTAGGGCAGTACCCAAACTGTTTCGGTACCTACCAGAAAAAATCTCAGAGTACAGAGAGCCATTCCTCGGTGGTGGTTCTATGGCTATTGCTATGACCAAGGCTTACCCAGATATTCCTATCTGGGTGAATGATCTATACGAACCTTTGTATAACTTCTGGGTCAACCTGCGTGAGTATGGCAACAGTATGACCGAAGAACTTCGTACTCTAAAAAAGGAGAACCAGAATACAGAGACTGCTCGTGCCCTCTTCGACTTTTGTAAGGTACAGGTAAATGACAAGGACGTGGATCCTCTTCAACGTGCTGTTGCTTTCTACGTTGTTAATAAGTGTTCGTTTAGTGGGCTCACTGAGTCCAGCTCCTTCTCGGGACAAGCCAGCAACAACAACTTTACGATGAGAGGTATTGAAAAACTTCCCGAGTACAGCGATCTAATTGCTGACTGGAAGATTACTAACCTCTCTTACGAACAGGTAGTCCATGACACTACGGTCAAGGCACCTATTGGATCAGTAGATGTTGACGCTTTCATCTACGCCGATCCTCCCTATGACATTAAGGATGTTCTCTACGGTAAGAAGGGGAACATGCATAAAGGATTTGATCACAGCACTTTTGCTGAGGTCATGGATGGTGTCATCGCAAACGTGATGGTGTCGTACAACAACCATCCTGACATCCGTCAACGGTTTGAGGAGTGGCATCAGTATGACTGGGATCATACATACACGATGCGATCCACTGGTAATTACATGAAGAACCAGCAGGGACGCCGTGAATTGCTTTTGACGAACTATGGATGGTGTTTAGACTGATGGGTGGAAGTTTAGGCGTACGGGTAAAGAATGGCTATGTCTCCCTCTATCACACGAAGAGAGGAGTCCTGAGCACCTTCTGCCCTAACTCACAATCCGCCATCATCAATGGCGATGAGATCCATGTCACTCTGAACAGTGGCAGCATTGCGATCTATGAAATCAATTCAAACGGAACTGGTGTCCGTGGTCCAGTAAAGATTATTACATGAAGTATGTCAACATTAGTGCGCCAATCTTATTTAAGGATCGCTTTGAGTTTGACGACTCCTATGTTGGAGTGGCGGACAGGCTCTTCCGAATGGTTAACGAGTACAGCGTTACTACACCTGTAGAGCATGGTGGTCTATCTACAGCAAACCTGATTGGCATTCCTGGGCATGTGATGCCCCACACAGATCCTGAGTTTGAACCATTCCTTGAGTGGGTAAGTGCGAGGGTTGTTTATCTCCAGAAGCAATGGAAGTATGAGAGATCGTTCTCTAACTTCATCTCTAACAGTTGGTTCAATGAACACTGGAAGGGTGACTGGACAGATGAACATGCTCACGGTCCCTGTATCGTGTGTACCGCATACATCCGTAAACCAGATAACTCTGGCAACCTACTGGTTAGGGATCCTATGACTGAGATCAGGACTATGGAACCCATGGACATCAATCCTTGGAAGACTATCCCTGTTCAAGAGGGAGACGTTGTATTCTTCCCTGGTTGGTTGAGACACAAGACTGAAGCCAGTGATTCAACCGAGAGACGGTTGACCTTTACTATGAACATTACACCTAACTATGAGCGGCGAGCTTTCTGATTATTTGAACTCCATCAATCAAACTAAGGAGCACCTTGGTGATGATGCGATGAAGAAATACCCAGCGTACATTGTTAACCGCTGTCTGTCTGGACATCTCGATGCTATTTTGTTTGCCAATGAGATGAACAAGATGAGCCATTTGGACAATAGACTCCAATATGACTTTTTTATAAATACATTGAGAAAACGCAAACGTTTTTCACCTTGGTTGAAGAAAGAACAGATCGCTGATCTGGATCTTGTCAAACGTCACTATGGTTATAGTAACGAAAAAGCAAAGATCGCTCTCACTCTTCTCACCGAAGAACAACTTGAATTTATTAGATCCAGACATGAGATGGGAGGACGAAAATGACAGCAACCTTTGCTGACCAGGAGGTTAAATGGACTCCTGAGGATATGGTCGAAGTGAGTTTGACCGAACCTGATGATTTCCTAAAGGTACGTGAGACACTGACCCGCATTGGTGTTGCCTCGCGTAAAGAAAAGAAGCTGTATCAGTCCTGCCACATCCTTCACAAGCAAGGTAGGTACTATATTGTTCACTTCAAAGAACTGTTTGCCCTCGATGGTAAGAAGGCTAATCTTTCTCTGAATGATGTACAGCGTCGCAACAGAATCATTCAACTGCTGTCCGATTGGGGACTGGTTGGTATTGTTGACGCCACTGATGTTGTGGATGTAGCACCTCTGAGCCAGATCAAAGTTCTTTCTTACAAGGATAAGAACGGTTGGACGTTGGAATCAAAATATAACATCGGCAAAAAGAGAACAAATTCTGTAGAAGCACCCTCTGCTTGATAAATAATTCCGTCGCCTCTCGTGCGCGGCACGCTACATACGGAAAACGCTACCTATGGGGATCGGTTATCCGATCCTCTTTTTTTATAGATTTTAGCTATATAATAGTGGTTGCCTTCGGGGACCTCACAACGCAATCTCGCTTTTAGGAGAGCTAAAGATGACTGGAATTTCCAAGTGGACATCGAAAGATGCTGACAAATTTTTTGATGCCGTTAACAGATACAGTGTAGGTATGGATGACATCATCCACAGACTACATTCATACGGCTTCAACCAACCAGGCGGTCAATACCCACCCTACAACATTGTGAAAGAGTCCAATGTAAAGTGGCGTATTGAAGTAGCACTTGCTGGATGGGCTAAGGACGACATTGAGGTTAGTACAGAAACGAACGTCCTACTCATTCGGTCCAAGGCAGCGAAGGACACGATGGAGGAAGAGTATATGCATCGTGGTGTAGCGACAAGAACCTTCGCTAGAGGATTCAACTTGGCTGACGATGTTGAAGTAGGAGATGTAACTTTCAAAGATGGTCTCCTCACAATCCCACTGAGGAAGATCATTCCAGAGCATCAGGCACTAAAGGTGTATGACATCAACTAAATAATTCTGCCCAAATATCGTCGGCGCACGGGGGCGGCTTGACAAAGACCAAGCCGCCCCTTATAATTTTTAAGGACTTGTAGTTAATCATGGTTGAAGCAGAACGCATTAGACTTATTCTCACACGACAAGGTGAGCATGTAATCGCTGATATTCAAGAAGCAGTAGACAAGGAATCTGGTGAGCGCAAGGCTTATATCTTGACCGTCCCTTATACGGTACAGATTGCTGAACAGCCTGATAACCCAGTTGATCTTGACACCTTTGAAGATCAGGAAGTAAAGATTAGATATCGTCCTTGGATTCCTTTCACTATTGATCAGCGCATCGCTATCGAAACTGACTATGTGGTTTCCATCATGGAGCCAGCACCTAGTCTTCTCCAAACGTACCTAACTAATGTACGTGCCAAGAGTGGCGATCGTTTCGTTGGTGATGACAAGGTAACTGAAGAATGAGTATTAAGCTAATCTACATGAGGACGGGTGAAGAAGTAATCTCTGAAGTAAAAGAGATTGCTCACCCTGACAGTGGTGAACCCATTGGTTACCACATGCATAAACCTTTTAGGTTGGAAATTGTTCAGCAGAACATTGAGTTCAACAGCGACAAAGGTTATCAATTGGAGTGGTTCCCTTGGGCACCTCTCAGTAAGGATAGAGATTTCTTTATCCCAGGATCTCAGGTGATCACGGTCTATGAACCGCTAGATTCTCTGGTCTCCCAATATATTTCTGCCATTGATGAGACTAGGTATGAAGAGAACTTCCGTAAGCATGAGGCAAGATTCAATCTCAGTTACGAAGACTTAGATCTCGATGACATGTTTGATCAAGCCGAAAAAATGCTAAAAGAATTGGAGGAAGAAGGTGATGGAGACAGTCCTGTTGCTGCTGAAGACGGGCGAGTACATCCTGAGCCAAGTGGAAACACTTGACGAAGAACCTGCTTGCCACCTGTATCGACCCTTTAGGATCGTAAACGGGGTTCTCGAACCTTGGCCAGAATACACACTGGACCAAGACGTGTTGCTTTACACCTCATTCATTGCTACAATACTGGAACCCGACCCCGCGTTGGTGGAAAAGTACAAGAGCCTTGTTGAATGAGTTTTTATACTAATGTACAACTGGTCGGTGATGACCTTCTCTACCTTGGATACCAAGAAGGACCAGGCGGTTTGCTCGAACGTATCCAACGTCGGATGAAGTTCTCACCGACTTTGTTTGTCTGTACTGATAAGCAAACTAAGTTCAAGACTCTCGATGGTCGGTATGCCAAACCCGTGAGGTTTGAGAGTGTTCGTGAAGCACGCGGCTTCGTGGATAAGTATAAAGATGTAGATGGGTTTGATGTCCATGGATATGACCGTTACCTCTATCAATACATCTCCGAGGAGTTCCCAGGAGAAGTGGACTACGATCTTAAAACTCTTAAGATTACGTCTCTTGATATTGAGGTTGCGTGTGAAAATGGCTTCCCTAACGTGCGTGAATGCGCTGAACCTCTTCTATCGATTACAATCCAAGACTATACTAGCCGTCGGATTAAAGTATGGGGGACTAAGCCATACCGCAATGATCGCACGGACGTTGAGTATATCTTGTGCGACGGTGAGGAACATCTGCTCCGTTCTTTCCTGGCTTATTGGCAGACTTCGTTCCCAGATGTTCTTACAGGGTGGAATGTCGAACTGTATGATGTGCCTTATATTTGTGGACGTTTGGAACGTCTGTTCGGGGAAAAGGAAATGAAGCAGATGTCCCCATGGGGCATCGTTCACCGCGAAGAGATGGAGATTAAGGGTCGTCAGCAGATCCTGTACAATATGTACGGTATCAATGTGCTGGACTACCTAGACCTCTACAAGAAATTCACTTATACTAACCAGGAGTCTTATCGTCTTGACCACATCGCCTTCGTGGAGTTGGGTCAGAACAAATTGGATCACAGTGAGTTTGAGAACTTCAAGGAGTTCTACACTCGTGACTGGCAGAAGTTCATCGACTATAACATCAAGGACGTGGAGCTTGTTCTGCGCCTTGAGGAAAAGATGAAGTTGATTGAACTCGCCATTGCTTTGGCTTATGACGCCAAGGTGAACATGAAAGATGTGTACTATCAGGTACGCATGTGGGATACGCTCATCTACAATTATCTGAGGGGCAAGAACCTCGTAGTTCCTCCTGCGAAACGTAGTTCTAAGAATGAGAAGTATGCTGGTGCGTATGTTAAAGAGCCTGTTCCTGGGCGATACGAATGGGTCGTCTCATTTGACCTCAATTCGCTATACCCTCACCTCATCATGCAATACAACATCTCTCCCGAGACGTTGGTTGATACAAAGCATCCTTACGCGACGGTAGATAAGTTACTCAACCAAGATGTTGAGCCTGATCCTCGCTACGCTCTGTGTGCTAACGGTTCACAATACCGTAAGGACATCCATGGTTTCCTGCCTCAGATGATGCAGAAGATCTACGATGAACGTGTACAGAGTAAGAAGTTGATGCTTGCTGCTAAGCAGGAGTATGAGAAGAATCCTTCCAAGGAAATCGAGAAGGCAATCAGTAAGTACAACAACATTCAGATGGCTCGTAAGATCCAACTGAACTCTGCTTATGGTGCCATCGGTAACCAATACTTCCGCTACTACAACCTTGCTAATGCTGAGGCAATCACCTTGTCTGGTCAGGTGTCGATCCGCTGGATCGAAAATAAAATGAACCAGTACCTAAACCAATTACTTAAAACGGAGAACCAGGACTATGTTATTGCCAGTGATACTGACAGCATCTATCTCTGTCTTGATTTACTTGTCAATCGCGTATTTGATGTACAAGATGTTCCTAAATCGCGCATCGTCAGCTTTCTCGACAGAGCCTGTCAGGATCAAATCGAACCCTTCATCACACGAGCATATCAGGAACTAGCCACCTACGCTAATGCTTACGATCAGAAGATGTTCATGAAGAGGGAGAACATCGCTGACCGTGGTATCTGGACTGCTAAGAAGCGGTATATCCTTAATGTCTGGGACAGTGAGGGTGTCCGCTATAAAGAACCCAAGCTTAAGATGATGGGTATCGAAGCAGTCAAGTCATCTACCCCTGCTCCTTGCCGCAAAGCAATTAAGGAAGCCCTGACAATCATGATGTCTGGAAGTGAAGATGATCTGATATCGTACATAGATAGATTTAGGGATGAATTCGATTCGTTACCGCCCGAGGATATTGCTTTTCCGAGGAGTGTTAATGGAATTTCTAAATTCAAAGCGCACGGTACCGTGTATTCAAAGGGATGCCCTCTACATGTTCGTGGAGCGTTGCTTTATAATTTTCATGTCGGTCAGAAAAATTTAGAAAGCAAGTACCCACTCATCCAAGAGGGTGAGAAAATTAAATACCTCTATCTTAGGAAGCACAACAAGATTGGCGAGAATGTTATCTCCTTCCTCAATACGTTTCCAAGAGAACTGGGTCTAGAGACCGCCATTGATCGCACTACCCAGTTTCAAAAAGCCTTTCTCGATCCTTTACAGATCATTACTGACGTGATAGGATGGAAGACCGAGAAAGTATCTAACCTAGAATTTTTGTTCGCATGAATTTTTTACATGATGTTGTCAAAGAGATTGACAATGACTACGCGGGACTCCTCTCTGAAGGATCGGTTGGTGATATTGGAGGCTATATTGACTCTGGTTCTCATATCTTCAACGCCCTTGTTAGCGGTAGTATTTTTGGTGGAATTCCCTCAAACAAAATTACCGCAATTGCGGGAGAATCTTCGACAGGCAAGACATTCTTCTGCCTGGGTATGGTATCAAGCTTCCTTTCTTCCAACCCTGAGGCAGGCGTTGTCTACTTTGAAAGCGAATCAGCCATCTCCAAGTCGATGATTGAAGAGAGAGGTATTGATTCCTCTCGCATGATCCTGGTCCCTGTGACTACGGTACAGGAGTTCCGTACTCAAGCCATCAGGATCCTTGATAAGTACATGGAACAGAAGGAAGATGATCGCAAACCCCTGATGTTTGTGCTTGACTCTCTGGGTATGCTCTCTACCACCAAGGAGATTGAAGACTCTGAGGCAGGTAAGGAGACTCGTGACATGACACGAGCACAGGTTACTAAATCTATCTTCCGTATCCTGACCCTCAAGTTGGGTAAGGCGAACGTTCCCATGATCGTGACCAACCACACCTATGATGTGGTGGGTGCCTATGTGCCAACTAAAGAAATGGGCGGTGGTAGTGGACTGAAGTACGCTGCTTCGACTATCATATATTTGTCCAAGTCGAAGGAACGCGATGGCAAAGAGGTGGTGGGTAACATCATCAAAGCAACAGCAGCGAAGTCTCGTCTCACTAAAGAAAATTCTAGGGTAGAAACGAGGTTGTTCTATGACTCAAGGGGACTTGACAAGTATTACGGCTTACTGGAACTGGGTGAGAAGTACGGAGTATTCCAGCGCAAGGGCAATCGCATCCTTGTTGGGGAATCTTCCGTTTATCCTTCTGTTATACTTAGTGATCCAGAGAAGTATTTCACGCCCGAAGTAATGGAACAGCTTGACTGGGCTGCTGGTCAAGAATTTAAGTATGGATCTGAAAAATGAAAGTAGATTTGTTTCCCACCAGCGTCTATCGCTACCACGTAGAGGACCCTACTGACCTTAAGAACAGGGTCATTCAATACTATAACGAGAACAAGTTCAAGGATGAAAATCCTACCCCTGAAGACTGGAACTGCCAGTTGTTCACTACCTTTGGTAGTGGATACTTCCCCATCACAGAGGCTATTGAAGTGTTCTCTCCTATCTTCGATCAGTTTCAGGAGGAGTCAAAGACCTACGGTAACGTCATTCTTACCGACCTTTGGCTAAACTGCTACGAATCTACCAACTGGCAGGAAAAACACACGCACTCTCCTGGGCAATGGTCTGCCGTGTACTATGCTATCTTTGACTCTAACGAGCATCGAGGTACTAAGTTCATTGATCCGAACGAAAGCATCCGTGCTGCCAATGGATTCAAGGAAAACGCCGCAGAACCCTGGGTACAGGAAGGTGATCTAATTATCTTTCCATCCTATCTTGAGCATTCCGCTCCTTTGAACAAGTCTAGCAAACTCCGTTCTACTATTTCATTCAACTTTTTTGTGGAGCAAGAGATCTATGAAGGTGGAGACACTGATTTTGAAAAACTTGTTGTTGAGCCATGAGTTTCTAAGGAAGACTCTGCCCTTCATCAAGACTGATTATTTTGCCGAGCACTCTGACAGGGTGCTCTTTGGCATCATCGACAATTACTACAAATCCTACAATGAATTGCCCGCAAAAGAGGCATTGAGGGTTGAAGTACAAAATCTTAGAAGCCTCAGTGATGAGCAGTTCAAGGAAGTCAACGCTAACATTGACTCTCTTGATGAGGATAAGTCTGATCACGAGTGGATTCTTGACACCACTGAGAGGTGGTGTAAGGAACGTGCTATATACTTAGCACTCATGGAGTCTATCAAGATCGCTGACGGCAGCGACGAGAAGAAGACTCCTGATGCTATCCCCTCTATCCTTAGCGAGGCTCTTAGCGTCTCGTTTGATAATCATATTGGACACGATTACATAGACGACTATGAGCAGCGCTTCGACTCCTACCACGCAGTTGAGTCAAAGATCCCCTTTGACATTGAACTCTTTAACAAGATTACAAAAGGTGGTCTCCCTAACAAGACTCTCAATGTCGCTCTTGCTGGTACGGGTGTCGGGAAAAGTCTATTCATGTGCCACATGGCTAGCGCCTGTCTCATGCAGGGAAGGAACGTTCTCTACATCACACTTGAAATGGCAGAGGAGAAAATTGCTGAGCGAATTGACGCAAACCTCCTGAACGTCAACATTCAAGATCTGGCATCTCTTCCCAAGATGATGTTTGACAACAAGATTATAAATATAGCGAAGAAGACAAAAGGTAAGCTCATCGTCAAGGAATATCCTACCGCTTCTGCTCATGCTGGACACTTCAGGGCACTTATTAACGACCTCGCACTTAAGAAGTCTTTTCGACCTGATATCATTTTTGTGGATTATCTCAATATTTGCGCCTCTTCGCGTTACAAAGGGTCTGCCAATATTAATTCCTATACTCTTGTTAAGTCAATTGCTGAGGAGCTTAGAGGATTGGCTGTCGAAACCTCGGTCCCTATCGTTTCTGCCACCCAGACCACTCGTTCTGGTTATGGTAGCTCTGATGTTGAGCTTACTGATACAAGTGAATCCTTTGGTCTCCCTGCTACTGCTGATCTTATGTTTGCCCTTATTTCTACAGAAGAGCTTGAACAGGTTGGACAGATTATGGTGAAGCAGTTGAAGAACCGATACAATGATCCAACCATTAACAAGCGTTTTGTTGTGGGTATTGACAGAGCAAAGATGAGACTGTATGATTGTGAACAGTCGGCACAACAAAACATATTAGACTCAGGTCAGGAAGTAGTGTCCTTCTCAGATATGAAATCTAAATTCGGGGAGTTTCAATTTTGAACGACAAACACGAAAAGCGTCGTGACGCACTCGGACTATTTTACGAGAGTGTCCTCAAGCCAGATACAGAGCTGCGACAGTGCGCTCACAACCAAAAGTGCTTCAACGAACTCATGGAGTGGCGTGGTGAAGTGCTGGAGTATTTGGACCGACGACGAAACGAAGAATTCTGGAGTTGACAACTACCTCCGTTCCATCATATAATTTATTGATACCAAGAAAACATTATGGCCATTGATTTTGATCGATACGAAGAGTTCGTTGATGCTGTAACGAGCGATGCCTCAAAAGATTTTGTCTCTCTTGCTGACCGCATGGTTGAGCTTGATAGAGAGGGTGCCAATATTGAGCGTCTTCTTACTGCTGGCGTTGGGATTAACGCTGAAGGTGGTGAGTTTCTGGAGATCGTTAAGAAGATGGTTTTCCAAGGTAAGCCTTGGAACGACGATAACCGTGAGCATCTTATCATTGAGCTCGGTGATCTTCTTTGGTATGTTGCTCAAGCAACTCAGGCTCTAGGGGTCTCCTTTGATGAGGTCATTGAACTCAACGTGAAGAAGCTTGAGAAGCGCTACCCTGGTGGCGAGTTTGATATTTACTATAGCGAGAACCGTTCTGCTGATGATCGTTAATCTGTTCCCCACTTCTATCTACAAGGCAGAGATGCCTGAGTATACTAACTGGATAGAAAAGAGGTGGACTGAGCATAGATTCAACACTGATGAAGGTTTGACTGGTGAGATGGAGGGTCAGGTGCTAGTTCACCACGACTCTTATCTCACTTCTTTTTTTGTTGAGCTCAATGAGCATGTCAAAGAATACGTCAAGACCTTCTTGGTTGACTATGACATCCACTTCATGAAAACTTGGTACTCTGTGACTGATGAAAAGAGGTCTGTTCCCCACCATAATCACGATCCTGCTCATGTTTCATGGATCTACTATGTTTCTGGGGAAGACCCTCTTTGCTTTGCCAAAGAAAACTTTAACGAGTGGTTCCCTGAGGCGTTCGCGGGTTCTGAAAAGAACTTTAATAATGGGACCGTCTACCAAATGAACATCAAGCCAGGTGACCTCTTGATATTCCCATCTAAATTGTTCCATCACACCTACAACACCATGCCTAGAGTTAGTCTAGCTGGTGACATACTTCTTACAAACAAGAACCTAAATACTGAAGGAGGATTACTACATCCGAAGTATTGGAAGCAGTTCTAAATGGCAGGTCAAGGACTCACTTGGGGACAGTTTAACCGAAGTGGTAGATACGAAAACAACCTGAGGGAGATCCACAAGAAGTCTGTTGCTGGATCTCCTCTGCTTTTGACTGAATCCGTTCCTGGCTTACAGGGCAATGGAGTCCATTTCACCTTTGATGAGATGGTCTTCAATGTAGGGGTGGAGTTTTCTTTCACTCCCTCTGATTATACTGAGGATGAGTTCGTACAGAAGGTAACTGCTAGGGTACCTGACAGTATGAAGAAGGTTTCTATAACCTTTGTCAAAGGGCAGAGAAAAATACCCAGTGGTAAAGTATTAAAAGGACCAGAGTTTGGTGGTAAACCCCCAGCTGGGGCAACGTTGACCGCAAGGTGGGGATACCTTGCCACGTTGACTGAGATTCTGGATCCGAGTTACAAGCTTGATACTCCTAGTTCTCAGGAGATGGGTGAGTTGATGTTCATCAATGACATGAACACTGCTATTGCTGAAGCCATCGATAAAGAACTAGCAGATCCCAAGTCCACAATGGATAAGGACTGCCCTGGCATTACAGTTAAGGTTGGTAGTCATGAGTTTGAACATGTTGTTGGTGTAAATAAGGTTGCTGGTACACCTAAAGCTGACCTAGCACTGGTAGCATGTGTCAATAAGAAACTGAAGAACGTTGGATTCCTGTCGCATAAGATGGGAAGCAAGGCGAAGGACTTTGGTCAGTGGTCTGGTCTTACTCTTAAGGCAGGTAGAGTCATCTCTGACCACCCTGAGGTTGTTAGATTCATTGCTGATGTCAAGGCGTGGACTGAGGCTAATCCTGAGTGGGCAAAACCATCTGGTGTTGCTGTCCGTAGGGAGATTCAGGATAGAGATTTGATGATGTATGCGGTGTATGGACCTGACTTCGGTAAGAAGTTTGGAACTGAAAATGTCCACGCTGTACTACAAGGCAATCCTAAGTTAAATAAGCAAGGGAAGGTTTATGTTATGACGGCTTCGCACGTCAATGACAATGGTGATGACCTCACTGGTGATTTTGTCCCTGCCCTGGTAGCAATGAAGAAGGGTGCCTGGGAGAAAATTCTAGATCCTAACGCTAAGGGTGTGAGATCTGACTTTGGTATCCGTGGTATGAGAATATCCATCTACACCTACGGGGGTAGAAAGATCACAGATGAAATCTGATGGCAAATGTAACTCAACTAAAACACCTAGAGCATATTGAGGATGAGATGCTGAACCATGGCGTCGAAGGATGTCATGCGGCAGTGTCTGCTATGAGAGAACTTCTCCGTATGCTTGGTAAGAAGCCATCTACAGGGTTTCTACAGACCAAATGGGACGGTGCTCCCTCTGTTGTTTGCGGCACAGATCCTGAGTCAGGAAATTTTTTCGTAGGTACCAAGTCTGTTTTTAATAAGACCGAGCCTAAACTGTGTTTTACTGAGGAATATATCGATACTATGTACTCTGGTGATCTCGCAGAGAAACTGAAGTTCTCTCTCAAGTATTTCTCTCAGTTAGGTATCGATGGTGTGGTTCAGGGTGACCTACTTTTCACCTCAGATAAGAAGAAAGAGAAGGTAGACGGAGAAGATCTCATCACCTTCCGTCCTAACACTATCACCTATGGGATTCCAGTCGATCATCCTATTGGTAAGGTAGTAGATAGAGCAAAGATTGGGGTAGTTTTCCACACCCATTACGTTGGCGATGACCTACCTAGCATGGCTGCTCAGCCAGGTGCCAAGGTCAAGGGATCTGTTGACGTTGCGGTCATTGAAAACGACACACCTTACCATGATATTGCGGTAGACAGAAACACTCTTACGAAGTTTAAGAACAATGTTGATGTCATTGAGAGAATGTGCCAGATTTGTGGTCCTTTTCTTGACAATCTGGTTAGTAATATCGGTACCACTGGTGACGCTAAGTTCCACGTCGCTAGCTTCCTCAAGCAATTCTTTAACAACGAAATTAAAAACGCTAGAAACGTGGGTGATCCTACCAGAACTCTCAAGGCTCTTGGTGAGTTCTACCACAGTAAGATGATGAAGGAGATTGACAAGGTTAAGTCCGACAAAGGTAAGACTAAGAAGAGAGAACTTCTCTACACAGGTCTTCAATACCTAGAGGACAACGCCAAGGAATTCCGTGCGATGCTAGCCCTATATAAAAAACTACAGGAGAACAAGCAACTGGTTATCGATCAGCTTGATCACCTGGAAACTTTTAGAACTCTGGTCCAGACGGACAAAGGATATAAGCCTACGAACCCTGAAGGGTATGTGTTACATCACAATGGCGACATGATTAAGTTGGTAAACAGAATTGAGTTCTCTTACATCAACTTTACCCTGTTGAAAGAATGGAAATAGTAGATTATAAATGCGTGTACTTTACGTTTGGCAGGTTCCAACCTCCAACGATAGGACACGAGGAAAACTTTAAGGCAGTCAAGGGTAAAGCAGGTTCCTGTGACTGGTATATTTACTTGTCTCAGACGGTTGATAAGAAAGGTAGCAACCCCTTGTCACCTGACAGGAAACTATTCTATGCTAAGAAGATGTTCCCGCAACTGAGGAACAACATTCGTAGTGGTCCTAAGGATCCAGTGGCTATCCTAAAAGAGTTACAAGCAGAAGGTTATGATGATGCCGTCCTAGTCGTCGGCTCTGACAGAGTACCCGCAATGCAGTGGATTAAAAAGTACAATGGCAAGGACTTTTATTTTAGAAAACTCGAAGTTATCTCTTCAGGCGAACGCGATGCTGACGGTGACACTTTTGCTATATCTGGCACGAAGATGCGACGCGCAGCAGTAGCAGGAGACTTCGCAACTTTCCGTCAAGGAATACCTAAAGCCCTTAGTGATAAGGATGCTCGTGCTCTGATGGAAGAGATACGAAAAAACATGTGACATAAATAACAGTACAGTAACTTTGTATAGATGAAATCTTTCAGCGACTTCAAAAAGACCAGACAAGTTGCGGAGCAAACTGTTATCCGTGATAAATACTATCGTGAAGAAATTTATAAAGTAGGTGAGTGGGTACTCACTGAATCAGGCAACGTCGGTAAGATTGTTCGCCGTGGTCCTAACTATGTTATTTGTGTCACCGCTGAAGATACTTCGTTCCGCACCTGGGTGAAGGACATCAAAGAAGTATTTGAAATTGGAACTGACGCTTACCGCGAATATGTAATGTCACTTACTCCTGGTCAGAAAGTTCAAAAGCCTGCTGGGAGTGTCAAAGTCAAACAAGTAATTCCTACAGACCCCAAAAAAGATAAAATGGACAATCACGAGAGTCTGGTACACGCAGCTGCTGCTCACCTTAGTTCCAAATCGGAATCGTGGAGATATGATAAGTCTCCTATCGTTGGTAACAAGAACGTCAAGGGTCTTGGTGCCGCAGGTGTAGGTGGTGGCGATGCTCCTGGTATGAAACTTGCCGAACCCAAGGGTACAGAAGGTAAGCCAGCAGTGAAGAAACCACAACATGCTTGTGCTACCAAGGTTGAGCACAGTAAGTGGGGCAAGGGTAACTGTATTAAAGAGATGCATACTCTGGATGAGCAGGGTAATATCTCCCACTACGATGTCATGTTCGAGCATGGTCTTGAGCAGAATGTACCTGTTCAGGTTCTGAACGTTCTGGTCAGCGAAATGCATGAGCACGCTATCAATCATGCTAAGAACCAAGAGGTTCTGGATGAGAAGAAAAAGAAACTTGATCCCGTTGGTAAAGAAGACGGTGATGTAGACAATGATGGTGACAAGGATGCTTCCGACTCCTATCTGATGAACCGCCGCCGTGCTGTTGCTAAGGCAATGGGCAAGAAGACTAAGAAGGAAGAAGTGGAAGTTCAGGAAGGTAGCATGGCTACCGCCCGTAAGAACGTCGGTGCTGACTCCTGCTGGGATGGTTACGAAGCCAAGGGTACTAAGAAGAAGGGCGGTAAGACCGTTCCTAACTGTGTGAAGAAAGAGAGCACCTTCTCTGACTGGCGCAAGGAGATCTCCGAAAAAAAGTAACCTCGGCGGTCGTTGATATTATGCCCGAGATCGATGATCCATCGGGCAACCCCGAGCAAGCGTCCGCCAAGAAGATGCCCAAGGTTCCTCAACAGACTGAGGCAAAATGCAACAAGTCTGGTGAAGGTGAAGAGTGTCCTCTTCATGGCAAGCACGCTTGTCCTGAATTAAAAGAGGAAACACTTGATGAAAAGAGAGGACTGTACGCCAATATCCATGCTAAGAGAAAGCGTGGAGAGCGCCCTGCTAGACCAGGAGAAGAGGATTATCCAGCAAAAGACGCCTTCAAAAAGTCAGCCCGAACCGCCAAGAAAGAATCCATCGAACTAGATGAGGTTGCTCCTCCTGGCGCTAAGTCTGAGCGTATGGTAAAGCATATCAAGAAGTCTTACTCTAAGGATGGCAAACTCACTGCTAAGGAGAAAGCCATTGCGTATGCTACTGCTTGGAAGCATCATAATAAGATGAAGAAAGAGCATTGCGACATGGAGTTTGATGTCGTAGCACATCAGTGTGGTCACTGTAACGCCACTGGGTATCACCCAACTGGTGAGAAGTGTGATCAGTGTGATGGTAAAGGTACACTTCAAACAGCAAATGATGGAGTGAAATGATGCTAGAATCAATAAATCATTAAGAGCCTGGAACTGATAATGCGAAAGATTTGGTTTGAGGATGAGTTAGATTTCTTGTCCTCGTTTCGTAATTTGAAACAACATTATGAACTGATAATCCCTGAAGTCTTGGCTTTTGTTGAGGCAAACAAGTTCCTCTTTGAGGAATGGGTTCTCGACAAGTGGGTAGATGATCGCAACCTAGGTAGAGTACAACTCTGGGATGGTTCCTGGAGAGTCATTCCTTTCCCCATCAATGCGGTGGGTGCTACTGCTAGCATGGAAGACTTTGAACTTAGTGAGATGGTTACATTCACTAAGTTGTTCAATACCACCACAGAAAGATGTCGTGAAGTTCTCCCTATGATTACGGAGTCCTTCCTCAAGACATGTCCAAAGACATACGAATTTCTGAAAGAGGATATAGATAATCAAGTGTTGAAGAGTGCGACGCTAAGCCGCATGTCACCTGGCACAAAGATCAATCCTCACAATGGAGACATCGATTCACTTAGGTTACATTTCCCTGTTGTTACAGATCCTGGCGCATGGATCAAGGTACGTGCGAGACAGCGGACGTGGGAAGTTGGTGACCTTTTCGCATTCCATGACAATGATAAACATTGGGCGCAGCACAACGGCACCCATGATCGCCTCATTGTTATTTTTGATTATAGTCTCGAACAACTTCAAAGAAAATATAAATACGAGCTTGTGAAGGACTATATAGAATAGTCTTTCTGGAGTCCTATTATGTGGGCTGTACTTTTCCCATTCGCTAAAACTGTTGTCATGAAGGCAGTTGAGAGCGAGAGCGCTAAGCGTCTCGTCGTAGAAGTTTTGAAGCGTATCGTTGCTCGCACTGACAATGATCTGGATGACCTTGCTGTGGAGCACCTGGAACGCGCTCTGTTCCCTGAAGGGTAATTCTGGGGGGCTATAAGCCCCCTAATTTATAAATAATAAAGAACACTGTCTGAGTTAAACACATGTCACTTTGGAGTAATACAGACGCCGCTGGATCAGTTCCCAAGTATTTCGTCTCGGGTGACGATGGCAGTGGCGCTCAAATGATCTTTGTTTCCCAAGAGGAAGCACAGCTGGCTGAGAACCGCGAGCGTGGTCTCGACTCTCCTGGTTGGTATAGATACTACACATTTACTGATCAGCACGGCAACACCCGCCACAAGGCTCAACTTGAAGTTGCCATGATGATCCCACAAGCAACTGCTGGTGACCAGGCAGATGATGCCATCGCAGCAGATGTTTCTAACGTCATCACCATCAGCGTACAACCTGCTGACGCTTCTGTCACTGCTCCTGCTACTGCCACCTTTAGTGTTACCGCTTCGGTCACCACAGGTACTGGTACCATTGCTTACCAATGGCAGCTCAAGACAGTTGGCGGTCGTTGGAGCAACATTGCTGGTGCTACCTCGAATGCTTACACCACTCCCGCAACTACTGCTGGAACTCTGGATGAGAACGGTTACATGTACCGTGTTAAACTCACCACTGACACTGGTGCCCGTGAGGTAATCTCTGACGCTGCTACCCTTACTGTTGCCTAATGAATGAGATTCTCTGAATTGAATGAAGAGAATTATATTCTCTTCGCTATCCAACATTATGATAACCCTTCGGCAGTAACTAAGGATGATTTCTTAGAGGACTTGAGGCGTTTTAAGTATATAAAACGCCTCATCAATAAGTATCTCAAGAATGGTGATGTCAAACTACACCTATTGCTGAACCATATTATCATCGTATATAATGTCTTTGGTGAAGCCGCTGCTCCACTCCTCTTTTATAAGATGGACAGAGAGTATTGGTCTATTATCAAGTCTATTATGATCTTCTTAGATAGGTATCCTGAAAAGGAAACTGATACTCTTAAGAAGATTCCTATTCACGAAAAGATTATAGAGGAGTTGAAACGGATATGATGGGGTCTGCTGGGATCACTAACGTTGGTCCAATCAATACACCTGTTACTGGCACTGGTGCTATCGCAGGCTTCGATCCAATCATGTCTTGGAAGAAGGCGGCGAAGAGAAAAGCCGCAGGGAAAGCATGGGAAAAGAGAAGGAATGATCCTTCCTACATAGATGGTAGGTCTAAAGCCGCCCGCAAACTTGTTAAACGTCTCGCTAAACGAAAGAAAAAAATGTCAGAGGAATTTCTCCTAGAAAGTGGTGAAGCCACCAAACAAGCATACAAGTTCATTTCTCAGCGCCGTAAGGTACAGAAGAAGCAGGAACGTGAGAAGCGTGCTGCTAATCGTAAGCAGGAGATCGGCACCATCGCTAGAGCTAAGGCATCTGACTACCAGAAGAAGGCAAAGGATCGCCAGAAGAAACTGGCACTGAATCTTCAGAAGCAAAGGTCAGAATCCTTTGATGGGTTTACCTATCTGATGAGCCTGATCGAGCAGGTACAGGACACCAAGAATACTAACCCTGTAACCTATTTCTTCTCGGATGATACCGAATTGGAAGTCACCCAAGAAGCAGCGGCATACATCCTTGTCAAGTTTAATGAACTGAGTGAAGATAACAAAGATGAATTCGTCAAGTCCCTCCCTAAATCAGCCTCTTTCACCGAAGGGTTTATCGAAATCTGAACTCCAGTGTGGGTTCCATGATATCCTAAAGTTCAATCCTAGACTTCAACTCCTTGTGGATTCCTGGCGAGAGATCCACGAGGAGTTTGTCGCGTGTAGAGATAAGTTGGCAACCGTGAACTGGGGTGCCATGGGTGATACTGATACTGGATACTTCGGTGAACTCACAGTAGCAGAGCATGATGGATACTGGAAGAACATCCCTCTGTATGGCAGTGGGCATGAGTATAAGCAGACTCTGATCAATGCTCCTGGGCAAACAAGAACTGATGTGGGGTATATGGCAGAGCACAAAGAGAACTGCCAACTCTTATCCAAACTTGTTACGACTGCTAGGAAAGCCAACTGCTATCGGAGAGTTGGTATCAATCTATTAAATGCTGGTGAGCAGATCGATAGGCATACTGACAACGATCCGAACCCACCCGACGGTCTTCTGATGCGCGTTCTGTGGGGTCTAGACGTACCCACGGATGGTCGTGCTATACTTGCCCTACATAATCCTATGACGGGTAAGTTAGAACACAGACAGTTTAAGAACAATGAGTTCATTTGCTTCTGGGGTTCTCAATATCATGCGGTGTACAACACCCTTAAGTCCCCTCGGTATGTTTTAGTTATTGACCATGAGATTCGGACGGATTTCTAATGTCCTGACAGAAATAGACTGTCATTCCATTAGCGACAAAGTAAAGAAGATACATCCAGTTTGGTTGAACCGTAGTACATGTCATCCTAAGGTTCCCTTCTATACTATTGGTGCCACCACATACCTGGAAGGGTGTGATGACATCAAAAAGTATCACAAACACAAGGAATTATTGAATCCTATTCTTAGGAAACATTTTTCATATCTGTATGACATTGTATGTCAGAGGTTAAGTGATGAGTTGGATTCTCCTGTTGTTATTGACGACATGTTGGGTCACCCTGGTTTCCATATCTTTGGACTGAAACCTGGGGAGACTGGTACAGAGCAGCAACTGAAGGCGTTGGAGCAACCTCTGGCTAGCATTCACCTTGACATCCAGTATAAGGAGCACGGTGGTTACTGGAAGACCTTTGATGAGGTTGACTTCGAGAACCCACTGTCATTCACGTTGGCTATCAAACTACCTAAGAATGGTGGTGGTCTGTACATCTGGGACTGGATGAAGTTTGATAAGGAACTCATCAAAGACTTCAACTTCCAACGGGAACATGAGAAGCAGAACTGGATCTCTAGTCAGTTCATGAATCAAAGCGAGGAAGTTGTTAAGAGTCCAGAGATGTGGGAGAATGATTCCGCTGGGCACTACAAACCAGATGGTAATCCTGTTGTAGAGATGTACCATGAGGGAAGCATGATCTGGTTCACTGGTCACATGCTTCATCAGATTGCTCCTGGATATAAACTACAGCCAGATGACATGAGGATTACTCTCCAAGGTCATGGTATCAAGTGTGATGGAACTTGGAGGATATACTTTTGAACTTAGGTATTTTTCGAGTCCTAACACTTGATGAAGTTGATACGATCCATGCTGACATTCTGTCACTTAAAAAGATTTGGAGACAGAGGACTAACTGGCACCCAACTAATGATGCTGGGGGAGATGAGGATCTAGAGAACTACATTCACTACCATACCCTAGGTGCCACTCTGTACATGGATGCTTCTGACTATGGGTGGAAGCACTACATGAAGTTCAAGACTCTGACCAATCAGATTCTTATGAAGAAGTTTGGTTGGTTGTATGATGAGTTTAAGTATGCTATAAGTGAAGCACTCGGAGAAGAGTGTGAGTACGAAGGTGAACTTGCTTTACCTGGCTTTCACATCTACCACTTCGATAGGCAACCCAAACCTAAACATCACCATCGCTGTCTACACATTGACGGACAGTTCATGAACGCCCTACCTTGGCTAGCAAGAAAGTATGGTAGGGATATAGATGTACAAACACCTCTCTCGTATACATTTACTATCACAAGACCCTCTAGAGGGTCTGCTATCGCCTTCTGGGGACTCCCTGATGAGTTATATGAGAAGGCAGAGGAAGTCAAGAAAAGATATCCTCACCCTATTATAGAACGGTATGAGAACTTAGATTATGTCAAACAAATTAGAGAAGGGAACTTCATTGAACAACCCTGGAAGTACAAACTATTTGATGAGGATCCTGGGGATCTGGATTCTCACATCCCTCACGTCTTTCCTCACACTCCTGGGCATAGTTTCTTCTACACAGGGAAGATCATCCACCAAATGATTTTGGGGGATCAGTTTGAGGACGGTGACTCTCGTATTACATTCCAAGGGCATGGATTAAAGATCAATGGTAAGTGGAAATTATTCTGGTGATAAATAATAGTTGACCCGATAATTCTTACATGAGATGGATGTCAACTCAGCTATTATCGAGAGGTTAGAGAGAGTAGTAGAATCCCTTCAGGATAATAGTATTAAGATGGGTCAACTCCTGGCAGTTCACCAGGCTAAACTAGAACAACAAGAGAAGGTTGATGACGTTCTCTTCTCCAAGATCGATCACCTCCATAAAGATCTTCATGAGAAGACTGACGAGATCAAGAAAGGATGTGAGCGTGATATCCTGCTGGTTGACGGACGCATCCGTCAGCTTGAGAAGAAACTGTGGAGTATCGCAGGTGGTCTTGTGGTAGTCAGCATCATCTTCTCCAGTGGTGGACAGGCATTTCTCCGTCCACTCTTGACAAGCCCCACAGCAGCTGTTACGATTACTGGAGACGCTGCCCAATGAGATGAGTTACATTGACATCCAATTTGTCACTACCATCTCATCAAACCTGTCTAAGTTTTCACAAAAGAAGAAAGGTCTTTACAACTTTCGTTGCCCTTACTGCGGAGACTCGCAGAAGCACAAGAACAAGGCACGAGGGTATCTCTTTGAGGTAAAGAACGATCTCGTATTCAAATGCCACAACTGTGGTGTGGGTAGATCCTTTGGTGTATTCTTGAAGGAGAACTTTCCTCACGTCTACGATGAGTATGTGATGGAGAAGTATAAGCAGGGGCAGACTGGTAAGGGCAGATACGTTGCTAGTCCCAAGGTCACGTTCGATAAGCCAAGTTTTAAGAACACCACAAAGATAAAACTGGACACGATCGATGCGCTAAATAATTCTCACCCCGCTCGGGCTTATCTTATGGGTCGTGGTATCCCTGAGGATGCTTTTAAGGAACTCTATTACTGTCCCAAGTTTAAGTCTTGGACAAACACGTTAAAGAAAACCTTTGAGGATACAAAGCACGATGACGAAAGAATAATTATTCCCTTCAGGGATGAGTCTGGAAACCTCTTTGGTTTTCAGGGTAGATCTTTGGACCCTGACGCTAAGATGCGTTACATCACTATCATGCTAGAAGATCGACCGAAGATCTATGGTCTTGATAAGATCGACAAGACCAAGACTGTTTACATATTGGAGGGACCACTTGATTCAATTTTTATCGAGAACTCTGTTGCTATGGCTGGCAGCGACGCCGATGTTAGTAACTATGGTATTGTTGATTACGTATGGGTCTTCGACAACGAACCCAGAAACCGTCAGATTGTTGAGAAGATTGAGCGAGCCGCCAAGCAAGGTGATAAGGTAGTCATCTGGCCAAAGACACTACTGGAGAAGGATGTGAATGACATGTCCAATGCTGGACACAACGTATGGAACATGATAGAATCTAATGTCTATCAAGGATTAGAAGCAACCCTTAAATTAAACGACTGGAAACGAGTATGAGTAACGGTATCAAAGTTATCAAGAGAGATGGCACGCAGGAATCTATCAACCTTGATAAGGTACATAAGATGGTTGACCTTGCTTGCGAAGGACTAGCAGGTGTCTCGGCTTCGCAGGTTGAAATTAACAGTGGTCTCCAGATGTTTGATGGCATCAAGACCAGCGAGATTCAGGAGATCCTGGTGCGCTCTGCTAGCGACCTGATCGATCTGGACCATCCTAACTATCAGTTCGTGGCAGCTCGCCTGCTTCTATTTGGACTTCGGAAGGCAGTACATGGACACCCAGAGGAGTTTCCCTCCCTGTACGAGCACGTCTTTTCTTGTGTTAACAAAGGCGTATACGACGGTGCTATCCTTCGTAAATATAGTGAAGAAGAGTGGAACAGGATTGAAAGCTGGGTGGACCATGGTAGAGACTACCTCTTCACCTATGCTGGGCTCCGCCAGGTTGTTGATAAGTATTTAGTTCAGGATCGTAGCAGCAACGTCTACTACGAGACCCCGCAACAAATGTACATTATGATTGCGGCGACACTCTTCCAAGATTATCCTAAGGAAACACGTCTCGATTATGTCCGAAGATACTACCAGGCAATCTCAAAGCACAAGATCAACATTCCCACACCTGTCATGGCGGGAGTGCGAACTCCACTTCGACAATTTGCTAGCTGTGTTCTTGTTGATGTTGATGACACCCTCGATTCTATCTTTAGCTCTGATATGGCTATTGGCAGATACGTTGCACAAAGGGCGGGAATCGGTATCAACG